ATACAAAAGCTTTAAATGCTATAGATATTTCATCATTAGGTCCACAAGCAGGTAAGTATGATGAGTTTGTTATAAAAAATCTTACAGATTCTTTTTACTCTCAAGGTTACAGTCAAAGAATGAACACAATGAGATCTAATCAGCAAAATCTTAAAAATGAAACCATTAACTCTATACAAGATAATATAGGGATGGGAGCATTATATTTTGACTTTGCTAATAGTTGGAAAAATGCTAATGCTGCATTTGGAAAGTATTTAGATACACTGCCAACAGAAACTAAAAAAGTATATCAGCAACATATACAAAACCTTGCAACTAAAGTCTCAGATACTGAAGAATTTATTAGATATTTAGATACTCCTGTCGACCAATATGTTCCAGGAGTTATTACTAGAACTTTAAAAGATGTTATGGATTCAGCTGCTGCTACTACAGAAGAGATGCCTTTTGCCAACAATTGGAGTGAAATTAAGAACAGCATGGATTTAATTAAAAAATTAGACGATCCTACAAATGTCCTCCCTATCATTCCAGGGAAACAACCTTCAGATGATCCTACTAGAGATAAATGGGATCAGATTACAAGTACGCTAGCTGGAGGGATGGATCCTTATAGAATATATTTAATGGCTATAAATTCTATACAATCAAAAACAGGATTGTCAGATGAAGCTAGGTCAGATGAATTAGAGAGTTTCTTTTCTTCTGCAGAAAAATATATGCCAAACTTTCAACAGGCAATATCTAAAAAAGAAGAAACTTTGAGAAGTTTAAGTAAGATTCAGAAAAGAAGTTTAAAGTATGGAGCTACAGCCATTCAAGATGTATCTGATGAGATACTTATCCCTTTTGACATAATAAAATAAGGAAAAGAAATGAACGATTGGAATAAACAGTCAGACTGGCAAAGAAGAATATCTGCTATAGGTGAAGCAGGTGTAGATTTAAATGAGTATAGCTGGGAACCTACTCAACAAAAAAGCTATACAAAACCCTTAGATGATAATGCTGGTACTATATTACCTGAAAATAGTCCTTTAAATATGTCTGTATATGGAGACGATCCAGAGGGTAAGGCAGCTTTAGATAGATGGAGAGCTAATCCTAATTTAGTTTCAGATCCTACAGAAGGATTATGGTCTGCTATGGACTTAGGAAAAGGTATATTTAAAGGTTTTGCCTCTGGTGTAACTATTGGACTCTCTGAGTTTATTCCTGGTATGGAGATTGACTTAGATAAAATGTCTGCATCGGAAAAAGCTGGTTATATGATGGGTGAATTTGGAGGAATATTAGTTCCTTTTGGATGGTATGGAAAAGCTTTTAGTTATTTTGCAAATATGGGTAAATATGGAGCTAAAGGAGTAGTTAAAAATCTATCTAAAATGGGTGTAAATGAAAGCAAGATGTTTACTAAAACTATTGATAGAGAGTTAAAAAAGATACATAACGTTCAACAAAAAACTAATCCTAATCTCACCTTAGATGAAGTAAGGAAAAAAGTTGCTCCTAAGATTTATGAACAAATACAAGCTGATGTAAGAAGATGGGCTCCATACTCTCAAACTTGGAAATCTAAATTTCCTTTTGTAAGAACAAAGCCTTATCTAAATGATATATATTCTTTAGGTAGAAAGGGTGAAATAGCAGAGGATGCATTTAAGATTGTTCAAGGAAATGTAAAGTCTAGTATAGCAAAGGCTTATGGTAAATTTGGACTACCTATGCCTACTAGAGGTCCATGGCTTAATGATTTATCAAAAGAATTAACAGATAAAATATCTAGTGGAATTGGTTATCAAGGATTGGAACAATTTATTTCTACTGTTGGTGGTAAGTATGGGATTGGAAAGGATGTTGGAAGTTATATTAGAAGATATTTAGGCAATTCTATAAATATGTCTGCAATTATGCTTACGGATCATATTATAAGAGGGAATGTTCATACTTTTACAAGAGGAACTCCCTTCGATTGGAGTCAAAAAGGATTAGAAAAAACTTTTGGAGAGAGTGTAAAGGCTGGATTTATGTTTCCTGTTATTCAAGGGATACCAAATGTATTCTTTGGGAGTGGTCATAGACGAGCAGGTAGAGAAATGTATCAAGCAATAGCAGCTAGATTTAGCAAATTAAATTATAAAAAAATCTTAAATGATAACGGAGAAGGAACTTTAAGAGAATTGTTGAAAATGCATGCAAGAGGTGGATACTTTGGAATACAAAACTCTCCTCTAATGGGAGCATTCAAATGGAAGACTAGAAGAGGTAATACTTATGGTGGAAAAACTAGTGTTCTATCTGAAGCAGATAATATGCATATAGATGATGTAGTAGAGTTATTAGAGAAATATAGAAATACAGCTGCAAACAAACTAAATGCTTTTACAAGTATGGACTTTTTAAAAGGAAATATAGCTGATTTTGTAGGTTCTATACCTAGAATGACTATAGGGACATTAGCTTTTAACTATGAAGCTTTTCAGCAAGGTCATTTTGAAGGAATGTCAAATCAAGAGTTAGCTTCTAATATTGTACTATCCGCTGCTATGACAAGACATAGAGGTCCTTGGGGTATGGATAGAAAGGCATGGATGGCTCCAGGTGATGGAACAACATATAAGTCTCATTTAGCAGATGTAAGAAAGATACAGCAAGCTTTAAGGCCTTTTGGATTGAGTCATAGAGAGCTTCAAAGATATTTACATGTGAATCAAAATGTTGTTTCTGAGATAAAAGGTGGTAATTATGCAACTACAGAGATTGGTGAAAAAATAGAAGCTATTATTGATGATATGCATCCTGTAGGTGGTAGAAGTGGATTTAAAACTAGACATAGTTCGCTAATACATAAGCAAAATGTTTATACTAGAATTAAAAAAATGAGAAGTGTAACTGAAGGTACTCCTTTCGTAGAAAAGAATTTTAGAACTGGAGGATGGTCTGGAAAGCAATTAGACGAAGCTGTTTCTATATTAAATGCAGTAGAGTTTAAAGATGGGAAAAAGTTAAAGGATATTACTCCTCAAGAATTTGAAGCAAGAATAGTAAAGGAAATGCTAGGTCAAACTGGACAAGCTATAAAAAATGTTGCGAGGCAGTTTAAAGAGAATGGCCTTCCTATAGAAGAAGTGGTTGAAGGATTACCTGGAGGAGAGGCTAAGAAAGAGCAATTTGCAGCTGGTAGAGTTGAGCCAGAAGGTTCAAGAGAGCTTCCTATAGGTTTGGATCATTACAATAAAACTCTAGAAATGCTTGAAAGTCATAACGTTATAACAATCCTTGAAAATAAAAAGATGACTTATAATAAAGATAGTAAGCTGTCTTTAGATAAAGCCTCAGAAAATGTTTTGAAAATCCTAAACAACACTCAATCTAATATGAATAAAACTGCAGGTGTTGCTGATGTGGCTTATGATTTTTGGGCTGCAGATAATCCTCATATGCAAGTGTTTAGAGAATACTCTCAAGCAGATGCTACTGTTAGATTTTACAATACTATATCAGGAAAATCTGAAATACAATCTGATAGACAGCTTCATAATGATGCTGTTAAGGTTTTTAATAGAAGTACTAGTGGAGAGAAAGGATTTTTGCCTAAAATTGAAAACTATGATTATGATTGGACTGCGATAGCAAAACAAAGAGGAGTTTCTGTAGAGCAAATGAAAAAAGAGCCTGAATTTACTAGGGCTGAATTAGATGCTCAATTAGGACCTGTTTTGCAGTTACTTAAAATCCATAACAATGGAAGAATTAGTGGTGACCCTTATAGCAGTAGTCGTAAAATAGATGTTAAAGATGCAAAACAGATCGCAGATCGCTTTACTGATTTAATTTCTATACTACCTCCTACATTAAGAGAACCTCTTTTAAAAGGTGATTTTAAGCCTATATTGAGAGATATTACATCAGTAGGGGATATAAACCCTAGAGTTGTAAATAGTGTGATAGAGGGCCAAGAAAAGGGATTATGGAATATAAGAGATGGAAAGATACATGCTCCTGATATGGACAGTATAGATAGAATGGCTAGACGAGAAGAGAATCCTGCTATGACTGAGAATGATATAGCAACTTTAAAAATGGAATATCAAAAGATATATGATGCTATTGGACCTGATAGAATTCAATTGATGAGAGAGACTTATTTAGAGTCAACAGACCCTACATATAAAACGCCAAATGTTACAGATATAAGCGAAATAACTAAAAACTTTAAATTGAATGAGGTTGCAGAATTTATTAGAAATGCAGACATAAGAAGTCAAGTGTTGAAAGAAAAAGGTGGGTATGAACAGACATTTTCAGATATAAATCAGGGATTAGAATTTATAGGTGATAATCTTTATAATTCAGAAGTTCCAACTAGAATAAATAATATATTAACTGACATTAGAGGTTTGAGAGATGCTATATATACTGAAAACCCTAAAGCTCCAGAGTTAAAAGATTATGATAGTTTTATAGCTAAGGGAGAAAAAACTTTAAATAACTTACAGAAAATATCAGATCCTGTTGGTCAGGAAATAAATAAGCCAGTTGAGCTTCAGAAAAAAATTGATAAAAATATTATAAGTATGCAAGAAGTTATGGATAAGCTTATAGTTCAAGAGAATCAAATAAGACAAGATTTTAATGAGGTTGTTAGCGATATAGTTATAGGTATAAAATCTAAGAATTTAAGCCCAGAAGGTGTAAGTGTATGGCAAGATAGAGCAGCTGCTGAACTTAGTAGAATATTAGGAGACCTTTCTCTAGGCAAAAGTAAATCTTTAGATGAATTGATTATGACATTTGACAAAACAAAGTCATGGACAAGCTTGAAAGAAGTAACTAGAATGCTAAATGAGCAAATAACTCAAATGCTAACCATGAATAAGGTAGCTGAGGTAAATAGAGCAGAGGCAGATAATTATATAAATCTAGCTAATGATAAAAAAGTTCAACAATCCTCAGACACTCCACTTACTATAGCTAAAAGATATGGATTTAACGATCCAAAAAACCCTAATGAGTTTCATCCTGATATATTAAATATAATGGGTGATTTTAGTATAAAAAGCAAGCAGGCTAATATTGTTGATAAGTTTAATAAAAAAGTATTTGAATTATTAGGAACTAAAGGACTGCCTGATGCTGAAATAACAAAATTAAAATCAGATTGGAACAAGGTAAAGCATAACGTACTAACAGTGCTATCAAATAGAACTAGAGTTAAAAGAGGAAGATTTATACATGATGGTGGAAAATTAAATCTTGTAATGAATGATGCTGAAGTATCTAAGCTAACCCCTCCTAAGAAGATTTTAAAGAAGTATGGTTTACATGAAGAGGTTGTATATATTGATGCTACCATGGATATGGTTAATCCTTTAACAAAAAATCTTGAAACTAAAAATATTCGAGATTTAAATATAGAGAAATCATCAGAAGGTCTTAGTAGTGAAAGAAAGGTCAATGATATGCTGGCTAACGCTAAGGAGTCTGGAGTTGTAATTCCTGAGTCTGAAAGTAAACTCTTTATAGATTTTGCAGATGGAAGAAATGTAGATCCATCTAAGTATAAAAAGACTTTAGAAAGAGAAATTAAGACTGGATTATGGTCTTTAAGGACTGGATTTTATGCAAGGCCTACAGCAGGCACAAGATTAATATTTAAAGGTGGTAAGGATTCATACATGAAGCTTTCTGATGCTTATGGGCGTCTTGTTAAGAAGGTATTAGATAGAGGTTTTGAGACAATAAAGTATAAGCATTCAAATGGAGAAATTATTACTATACCTGGTGATCGATTAGAAATAGCATTTAATGATGTATTTGAGCCTTTATTATCTAAAGTAGTTGTAAGTCCAAGCGAAGGTGCTTTAAAGCTTCAATTTATATTTGCAGCTGAAGGAAAAAGAGGTGCCTTTAATAAATGGCTTGCATCAAGAGTAGCTGGAGATAATATTGGAAGAGAATTGATTGAAATGAATATGGTAAAAAGGAGTAATCTTATTGATGGAGGAACAACTTTATCTCCAAGCAGGATAGTAAATAAAGATATTGCAAAGAATGCTCCTGATGTAGATATACAAAATTATGCTAAAAGATTAGAAGCTAATAAGGGAGATATAAATGTAACTATTGTTGCAGATGAGTATGTAGGTGCAGGCACTTCTATAAAAAGAATTGAAATAGATAGGCTGAAATCTAGATTAAATGCTGCAGAAAAAGCAGATAAAGATGGATCTCATGCTTTAGAAATAAGTGCATTATCAAGAGAGTTAGGAAAGGTAGAGAGAGGTGAAATTCCTTCTTTAGATAATGCTATAACAGATGGAATAAAATATAGCAGTAGAGAGAAAACTAAATATGACTTATATGTAAATGGTAAAGATTATAGCGACTTAGGTGGTTATAAAACTATTGACTATAAGCTAGGTGAAAATGGGTTGCTAGGTAAAGGATATAATGCTCATGATCCTGCTGTAAAAATGCCTCAAGGTATTGATATGGTTATGGGTGAAACTGCTGCAAAAGAAATGGGTATAAATGTAACTCCATTAAGAATACCTACGAAAAAATGGTATGATAAATTAGGAACCTATCAAGGTAAAGAGCTTGCAGATATATTGCAAAACAACACAATAAAGCTAAATATAGAAGATTATGGATTAGGATTTTCTTCTAAGAGAGGAGATGGTGTTGTTGTTAGTAGGTCAAAAGCAGATTTTGAATCTATGGAATATGCAAAAGATATGATGGGTGCACAAGTATCTAATATGGAGAGTCTATTAAAATCTATTGATATAAATACTACAAGATTATTTGAATCTGCTCCCAAGATGTTAGACTATATAAAGCAATCAAAAGAAAACCAGGGATTTACTCAGACACAGGGTGAGCTTTCTCAGTTAGATGCTTTAATAACAATGGGGGTTGATTATAAGAGTCCTATAATAAGGAATGCTGCAAATAGAGCTATAAAAAATGAATACTTTAAAGAATTGAATAGGCAGGCTACTCCTAATGGAGCTGATATGACTATCATTCCAGATATTAAAAGTGAATTAAAGAGTGGTCTTAGAGTTGAATTAAATTCATCTGGAGACCCTAACGACCCTATAACCTGGAGAACTACAAAGAGATTTGGGGAAATTAGTCCAGATGGATATAGTTTACATGAAAGAATTGCTGCTGATGGTCGTCAAGTAAAAAAACATGTAGGACTTGAAAATACTACTTTTGTTATAAACTTTAATGGTACCGATTATTTAGCTAATTATTCTAAAAGAACTGCTATATCTCCACTAAGAGAAGCATTGAGACCTAATGTATTTCAAAAGGATTTTAAAGGAAGAAGAAATAGACTAGTTATAGAAGAAGGAATTAAAGATAGATATAAGGATAAAGATTTAGATGTACTTGCAGATAAAGAATTCTATAAAGGGGTTAGCAAAGATGCATATAAAGCTATAGAGCCTGTATTAAAGGATATAAATAGAATTGACAATAATTTAACTATGAAAGAAATGATTGATCTTTTAAATGGAAGAAGAGTTAAGGTTGGTCTTTCATGGAAAAGATTAAGTAAAAAGGTTTTAAAAATTGTTCAAGATAATAATATCGCTATAGGAAGTAGTAATATTGCTATACCTTTAAAAGGATATGATAAAGGATTTCATAGAATTAAAGATTATCATGAGCTAAAAGGTTTGGTTAAGATAAATCATTATGATGAGAGAGTAATGCATCAGAGAGATAATGATGGTGATAAGTTTTATTTATATTATCAGCTTCCTTTTGAAATGAATGTTATGAATGCTCACAAGCAATCATTTATGCAAGATTTCTTTATGTTAGAAAAAGATCCCTTTCCTATAAATATATTTGGAATCAATCCATCAGATCCTAAGTCTTTTGCAGGATATACACCTGAAGTAGGTCCAAGCAAATATTTAGATAATTTAGACAATTTAAGTAGAAATATAGCTATAATAGGAGATAGAAGTGCTTACTCTGTACTTTCTAATTTAGGGTTAAGAAAAGCAAGGCAAGACGGGAAGACTTATGATAATCTCCTAAATAATTTATCAAGTAGTGATTTAATCGACTATAAATCTGGAAAGTTTAAAAAAGACGTGAATTTAGATAGGCATTTAGATAGAATGGACAATCTTCAGAAGATGCTTGTTTTATTTCAAAATGCAGTAGATATACATGGTGGAACAAGTTCTATTATGAAGCCAGAGATATTGAAAAGAAATATAGGTTTTGGCGAAACATCTCCAGAAACAATGATAGGAGATAATAGGGTTCGATTTAAGCATAATAAAGAAGTCCCAACTTGGATTGATAAGCCAATGTGGAAAGAAGGTTTTGGGAATCCAAACAAAAAGGATGGATTGTTAGAGCAAGATATAGCTGATATAATATTGAGAACAACTAAAGAGCTAAATATAATGGGTTCTGATGTCTATGAAGATGGAGTAACAAGAGCTCCAGAAGCTATAGAGTTAACAAGTGCTTATTATAATAATATGAATTTATTTAAAAACCCTACTAGATATGTAGTAAGTGAGTTAGCTAAAAGATATACTAGAAAAAAAGGTCCTGATTCTGAACAAAAATTAATTGATATGATAAATTATTTTTATAAAGATACCCCTAAATGGCAAAGCCCTCAAGATAAATATGGAGAATTTATTAAATCTTTAAAATCAGGGTATACTCCTATGAACTTTAAAACTGAGAATAGACTTTCATGGGAGAACTTTCCAAACCCTAGCAAAGATTGGAAGCAAATGTTTGATGCAAGTCCTCAAGGAAGGCTTCTTAGGGAAGTAGTTACTAGAGAAGTTTTTAAAGAGGGTGATCATTTGTCCTATACTGATGGTGGTAATTTTAGTGCAAATAGAGTTAGGAAATTAAATACAATGCTAGGTTCAACTATAAGCGATGCTATAGATAGAGTTGCTATATTGGTTAATAGGGGAGATAAGATAAATCAGATTGCTCAAGAATTTTCGTTTAATAAAGGTGTAGACTTTACTAAGTTCAAAAAAGAAATGAAAAATGATCTTCCAGGTACTATAGGAAGAGGTGCTATCAGACAAGGATTGCATGGTATTATTGAAAGTTTAAATAGAAGTAAAAGGCATTTATCAAAATTCAATAATGAATATGCTAAAAATAAACTTGAATCTTTGAATGAAAAAATAAAAAGAACTGAAGATGCTTTACATGTATTAGAAGTTCAATATTCTCAAGGCTTTTTAGCAAACAAAGGTTATGCTAAATTTAAAATTGGAGGTGGCTTTAATAATAGAGGGTTTGAAAGAGTTTCAGATAATTCTTTTGTTCTTTATTATAAAGGTACGGAGGCTAAATTGAAAGAGCTTCTTGAGAAGGGAGATATGACTTTATCTGAATTTAATAAAGTAGGATTTGTTGATAAAGGTCAAATATACGAGTCTTTAAGAGGTCATACCTATATAGAGATAAAGAATCCTATAATTAGAGAAACTGTAAGCGAAAGAGATGCTAAATATGGTCACATACTAAATAATATGTCTAGAATTAGATTACCTGAAGATGTATTCTCAGAAGCAGATGCAAATCTTTTCAGAAGAGATGGGATTGACATTCAAAAGCATTTCTCAAATATATTCTCAAGTACAATGAGGAATGTTAAAGGAATGAAGCCTACATCTCAAAAAAGTTGGGTTTTAACTGGAAAGCAAGAAATGTCTATAATAGATTCATATTTCAAAAAGTATGAACCTATTTTAGAAAAGTATACTAACTACTCGGATGTAGAGATATCTGAATTCCTAATGTATTCTTTAATTAAACCTGAACCTTTAATGGGTAAATATGTTCAAATTGGTGGTATAAAAAGAAATGAAAAGATAGATTTGCCTTACTATAAAGTAAAGAAAAGAATAACAAATAAAGTCTTCGAGTGGATGAGAAATAACGGGAAAGAGAAAATAGTTGAAAATGTAATAAAGGAATGGGAGGCAAGAGTTAGAGGGGATCATAAGGAAGATTTTAAGGATAGGCAATTAAATTACCTTGGTATGAAAAGAGGTTATGACTTTAAAGGACTTTCAGAGGCTCCTGATTTTATAAGAAGTTTATCTGGTATGGCTCATAAAAGTATATTTTTCAAGGAAGCAATGAAGAAGTATAGAAAGTCTTACGAAGATGTAATAAAGAAAGAAACTACTATGGACCAAGAGCAGCGATTGATCCAAAGAGAAGTAAAACCAAAAGGAGGATGTGAATAATGGGTTCCCCAATATGCCAACCAGAAGATATAGAAAGAGATTTTCATAAGAGTAAGATGAGAGAATTTGAATCAAACTGGGCTACAGGTGGTAAGTGGAAAAATATAGCTAAAAGATTTGACTATAACTATGATTCTGTAAGAAGAAATATAAAAACATTTGTTCAAGATAAATTAGAGTTACCTTATCATGAGCATATGACTTTAAGTAAGGAGCAATGGCAGGCACTGGAAAAATGGGCTGACAAATTTAATAATAGGTTGACTGGGGAATTTAGCTCTGCAGGATGGTTTGTTGGAGAAGGTATTGCACAAAGAGATCCTACGGGATGGAAGTTTTTTACTACATTTAATGATATTCTGGGGTATCAGCGTAATGCAGATGCTAAAAATATAAAAGTGATGAATGAAGTGACTACTCATTTAAGAGATGCGTTTAATAAATCGGGACTATATTATAAAACTGTAGGTATAAAGTTTTTAAATGATCTTAGAAAAATTCAGCAAAATATATACAAAACTGCATCTGAAGCTGATAAGATTAAATATATGCAGGAACTTACCAAGTTGGTTAATAGTGAAGATGGTAAGATTATGAGAGATTTTCAAGCATTAGCTAAACTTACAAATGAAGATTTTAAGAATGCATATTCATTTAAGAGGTATAAGGAGGTTGATAGCACATCTCCTGATAAATATATTAACGTTCCTTTAAGTACGTTGAAGGCAGTGTCAAAAGCAAGAGAGTATTTAAGTAATAATGGTAGAGTTTTTGTTGATGGTTTAAAAGGATTAATTCCTTTAATGGAGTTAAAATGGAAATCTGGAAATTTAAGCTTAAACTCAAGAGAATATGTTAACTTTAAAAATAGAGTTACAGATGTTATAGAGAGCTTAGAAAACAGTATAAAGCGTGGTGGATACTTACCTAGAAAGTCTTTTGAAACTGTTATTAGTATAAGAAGTATGATGGAAAAAGCTTTGGATCATAAATATAATAGCGAACTAAAAGACAATACATCTGTTTTAACTCAAAGTCTTCTTGGTATAAATTTAGGAATGCTTCCTGATCATGTTAGAGGTAAAAATGAACTATTAAGAAATGTTAACAATGAAGATCCTATATTTATGATGGAGCAATATTCTAGAGAAGCTCTTCAATTCAATAAGCATGTAAAATCTACTAAAGCTTATTTAGAGGCTTTGCAAGACATTCCCAATCTTTCAACTCCATGGCTAAAAGGAATGGCTAGATGGATACATGAACAGCATCATGTAATGAATAGAGGTACGTCAGATAGAGCTCCTTGGGTTAATAATACTGTAAAAAGAATAAATGCTCTGATGACCGTATCAACAATGGGTCTAAATATTGGAGGGGCTGTAAAGAATATATCAGGTGCTGCTTATTACATGTTCAATATGGGAAGAACCAAAATGCTTGCTACTAGAGATTTATTATCAACTGACCCTAAAGTTAAAGAAGCATTGCAGAAAGTTTCAGAAGAACAAGGTTACTTATATCCTGATGTAGCAAAGGATTTGGTTACTGAAGGATTAATAAAGAGTAAGAATGATGCAAATCTAAAGGAATGGGATTACGATCCTATGAGTGGAAAGATTACTTATAAAGGTGGAGATGCTAAAGAATTTTTAGATAAATGGTTTATAAAGAAACCTATTGAAGGAATGTTAGTGTTTCATAGAATGGGTGAAAATTTTATTCGTAAAAATATGTTTGACTATTCATTTGCATCAAAGTATAATGAATTGATAACTAATCCATCTTATTTTAAAGAAGTTGTTGCTGAAGTTAATGGAAAAAAACAAAAATCATATGTTCCAGATGAAACAACAGCAAGAAATTTTGCTAAGAATTTTGCTTTAAATGAAGTAAATCTTTATGCTTATGAATATGCAGCTCATTCCAAATCTAGAGCTTTAAGAGGTGGTGAAGTTAAGTTTGATGAAATTGGTAATAAGGTTATTATAGGTAATAATAAATTGATTGGAGATTTAAAGGGAGGTGCATCTGAAGTAGCCTTTTCTTTACTTCACTATCCTATGTCATTAGTTCAAACTCATCATAGAATGGCTGAAAGAACAGGTGTAGAAATGTCTATTAAAGGATTAAGTCCTGATGCACAGATGTTTTGGGCTAGATATGCAAAAGTGTTTGGACTGGTTGCGCTTACAGAAGCGGCTTTTAATACAAATTTGGGTGGTATAATCGATTTTGATTTAGCTAATAGATTAAAGTCTCTAACCGTTGATTTATATGATTCTGTTCTAAAAGATGATGAAGAGTCTAAAAAAGCATTCTTTGGAATTATTTCTAACTTTACAGGTCCTGCTGTAAATAAAACAGTATTCGGAATGCAAGTGTTAGGGGTATTAGATATGCCTGAAAGTACCATAGGTAAGGTATTATGGGGTGATGTTGATTATGAAGATCCAAAGACTGAGTATTTAAAAAACTATCAATATTTTGGAACATTTGGAGGGGGTACTGTAAATAAATTTTGGCCTGTAATTAGAGATGGTAGAGGTGTTGATGATTTAGCTGTGAGTATGTTTAAGACTTATCCTACGAAATGGACAAATGAATGGAATGATAGAATTTGGGGTTGGGCTAGAGAACCAAAAGTTAAAAACCTTACACCTGAAACTAGAATGAGAAATATTGCATTGAGAGCTGCAGGATTTGATCCAGAGAAAGTTCCTTCAACAGAAAATAGACGTAAAGGTATTTCTAAATTTGATGCAGAGAAAGCATTAGCTTCATTAGAGGCTATAAGAGATTTGCAATAGTATAAGGGGACTTTTACATCCCCCTATATACCTACATATAAGTACTATCAGATATATCTATTTTTATACCTATAGTTATAAGGAGTAAGGTAAAATCTATATGTATAGATGTATCTATTCTTACAATACTTATATAAAATGGAAACAGTTTAATACATGTTCCATATTCTCTTGAAATACTAATACCATAATAATCCCTTAGCATCATTTAACCTCTTCAGGTTTCATATAATGCTTTAATAAGAACTCTTTAAAAGGCATTATGATTAAGGTTTCACCTCGATCTTGCTTACAAACCACAGCATCTACATGCTCACTAGGTAATAGAAAATCAGCAAGCTTCTTCCTGCATTTAGCTTGTATTTTAAAGTCAGTATCTAACAAGACATCAACCTCTTCATGTTGACCTATGGCTGCACCGTTAGAACCCCAAGCTCTCTTAGCTGGAATATCCAACTCTTTAGCCATATTAACTATGATTCTTTCAAAGTTATTTCCTTTAGTTTTTGATTTGCTTGGCATATCTTTGGGCCTCCTTATTAATCTTCTCTATATTTCTTTTCATAGCTTCTCCAGACTCTTTGATTATATTTTCCAGTCTAGCTTCTATAGAATAATCTGAGTTAATTACTGTTTCAAACTTGTATGCATCCCCAGAGATCTTTTCTTCTAAAGAGTCAATCTTATTATTTAAGATATCATTTTCCTTTTTTAGTTCTCTTATTGTCTCCAGGGCTACTTGGAATGGATCCTTTCTTTTTTTGGTCATTTTTCTCCTTTAATGCTTTATCTAGCCATTTCTTAAACTTATCTCCATCTTTATTGAAATCTATATATGCAGCAAAGCTACTATCTATATTTCTTATGTAGTTATACATATAATCCATTTCAACAAGGATATTATCTATAGCTGTTTTCACCTCCATAATTGTAGGTTTCTTCCTCTTCATTATTCCAATCCCATTCTATCTAATATTCGCTTTACTTTGTCATTAACAAAATCAAGGTTCTTTTGCATCTCATCAATAGTGTCTTTTAGCAAATCCATACGATGATACAAAGCTTCATCTTTCTTTGGTTGTATTGCTTTTTCTTTTACTACTTCTTTGATTGTAGCTTTTGGTTCTTCTGTTTTTTTAACCATTTCTCTGTTTTCTCCTTTATTATTTCATCTAGTTTAGGTTTAGATTTGTTGCCATACTCTCTTAATGCACAAACTCTACAAATTTCCAACTCATAATATACATATTCTGGGGGCATTGCAAAACTACCATATATATAAACATCTTGCATCTGAGATTTGTGACACATCTCGCATCTAAGATATTTTCTAGGCAGTTTTGCAATAATTCCATATCCCATATTACATATCAAATTCTAGTTCTTCTAAAGCTTCAGGATAATCTATTATAGAATCATCCTCTCTAATCATCCAATAAGGATTTACACTTTCATTCATCCTTAATAGCTCTATGTGAATTTCCTGTTTACAGCTATAATCCTCTGGAGTATATATAATATTTGGGATTGTATTATAACTTTCAGGTGATGTAGGATTTGATACGGTTGAAGGAACTTTAGTTCCTAAAGAACATTTTCTTTCTCTCTGTATCTTCTTGAAATGCTCAGAATCTGTATACTTCTTTTTAGCTCCAAGATCGAATAAAGCATCGCTAAATACTTTTGGAAATAAATCTCCTAATTTCTTATTCCAATAATTCATATGCTTTTTCTTTGTATGCTTAGATGTGAATTTAATATTTCTAAGGTGCCTTGGAAGCTTATCCTTCTTATTGAGCTTGTTACTCTTTTTTATCTCCTTCTCTATATTTACCAATCTATCTTTATTGAGTTCGTACATTATATATTGAATAGATTTATTTATAGTGTGAGAATCAAGCCCATGAAATAAACCCCACTGATATATTTCTTCAGGATCTTCTAATTTCATTTCTTGAATTAGTTGAACAAATTTAATCAATCTTTCATCTGCTTCTACCATATTATTGCCCCCATTTTTTATGTTTAACAATTAAAGCCATTACTGCATAATTGGCTATATCTAAAAGATTATCTTCAATGCTTTCATTATTAGGTTTCTTTTTATTAAAAGTAAGATTCATTAATCTTTGAACCTTATCATTCATTCTAACTGATAATCCTAATAAAGACTTTTGAACATCTTCATCTTCTACAACTTTAGCTAATCCCATACCTATATTAGTAGGTCCATAATCAGCTTGCTTCTTAACAAATACTTGTAACATTTTACCTGTAACATTCATAAAATCATTTACAGTTTCAGGGTATTTATCTTTAATATCCATTATCTCTCCTTTATACTTTGAAGTCTCCAATCACCTGTATTTAATACTCTATTAATTATTTTACGCTTTACTTGTGACTCATTTATCTCACCATCTTCCCATAATTCTTCATCTGGTACTACTTCCCATTCATCTATATCTGCTGGAGTTTCATTCTTAAGCTTTATAAGAAAGTTTCTTAAATTATTTAAAGAATGATATATATGTTTATCAGGACACTCTAATTCATCCCAATGCTTTCTTTCTTCCTCCCAATGCATATCAACTATATCTTGTAGATTGTGAACTAAAGATTCATCTATGTATGCTCTATACTTCATTTTCACCTCCATAATTTAAATTACAATTATAATTTGACAAACTTTTCTATAATACTGCAGGCCACTGTTTACATGAAATGCTTCGGAATATAATTCCAATAGCTCTCCAATGACCTGCAATATCCCCCGAAAATAACTATGCTATCGCATTACATAATCCATCAACTATCTGAGCATTCTGGTCATAACTAGCAACCGTTGGTTTCTCTTTATGCCATAATATATCAGTAGCTGAATTAAGTAAATTCCAGCCAGTATGGTCTTGATAGTGTTCAGCATTAGTAAATCTATCTACAATACTACCCCATAATCCTACAGGAATATCTTGAAGATGGCCATGTCTAATAATACCTAACATATCAGTATTAACTTTGGTTTTATTTAGTGCTTTAAATCTATCTAGAATGCTTTCTATTCCAGAATAAGCACCACGTTCTACATTGTTAATATTGTTTATCACCTTTGAAATATCTTCTTCCCATTTTTCATTGTCAGGTGAATGTTTGAATCTATACGTTCCAAATGCCTGTTTGCTCATCATACCATTTGTACATAGTAATCTATATAGCATTAATGAGAATCCAAATGCTTTAGAGCCATCATAACTGTTCCAAAATTGCATACCTAAAGCAACATCATCTCCTTTATCTACATCTCCGACTACATGATCTGATATTAAAGAATGCATATATACCTTACCATTAAAGAATGTCTTATCTTCTTTAAATCCTACATTGCACTCTTGAGCTACATAATCTGCAGCATCTTTTACTTCTTGATTTGATAATAACATATAGTTATTACCTACTACACCTACTTCCTCAAATCCTTTTTCAGCATCTTTATTTAATTGTACTGAATAGGCAGAGGATTGTATACCTTTATGATCTAAAGGTACTTTTCGTACTTCTGCGTATGGGTTCATAAAACCTCCTCTTCTATTTAATTTTACCTCTAAAGATAGCTTGAGCTCCTTCCTCATTAGTTCTAATAGTCACTTCTTTATCAGTCTTTTCTTGCAATCTTTCTCTTTCATTTTCCAACCATTGCCTAGTTGTTATAAAAGAATTAGATTCAGGAGACCAAGTTGTATCTTTAGGATTTAGCCATTTAGTTATTTGTATCATACTATTCTCACTCCATCAATATTAAGTTCTACATTTAAGGTTTCTTTTTCTCTGTTAGCTGTGGATTCTATCTTTAATGCTTTAACCAATCTTTCATCTGAGAAATATGGAGTTAAAGAGAGCACTTTATTAGCGTTATATCCAATACGAAATGAACCTTTTGCTGATGTAATATCCATACCTTCATGATAAGCTTGCTTTGTTATTTCTGAAACAGCAAATACTACTACATTGTTTCTTATTGCAAGTTCCATGATTGATTGAGATACTTCTTCAACCTTCATATTATTATCACTCTTTTGAGATTTAAATAATCCCATATGATCGATAACAACTATTTCAGGCTTATGTGGTAACATTTGTAATCGTTTGTCTAGCTCTTGAACATAACAGCTATTATAATCCATTGTCAGCCATCCAAAGCTTTGACTAACACCATTAGCATATTGCTTGTAATGAGTTTTCAATTCCTCTTCATCCCAACCTTTCTCAATTTGAACAAATCTAGACCACATCTGTCTAGGACTCATCTCCATTTCAAGAAAATATGTTGGTCGTTTAAATGAATTAACCCAATTTTGCAATAACATTGTTTTCATAGATTTAGGCGGAGCTTGTAGGATTACAGTTTCACCTGGATATACAGGATAGTTTTGACCATATAATTCTCCTATGTTTATAGGATTATGATCCCTACTTAAGAAATCAACAAGTTCTTTTTCCATACTTGCAGCATCCATTATTCCATTAGATTTCTTACTTTTATAAAGCCTACATGTGCTACTGCAATTAGCATCCATATGTTCACTTGTGCATCCATAATTATATCCTTTACCTCCATGTCCTTCATAGCAATCAGTTACAACTCTATCCATCTCTGCTTTAGTAAATGGATGTGAAGGCAGATCAACTCTTTGCCTCCAATCTTCCATAACCAATCGAACTACATGTTCTGGAAATCTCCATCTAAAGTGAGCTGCAATTACTAATGCTATTTGATGCCTAGAACCTTGGGGACTACCACCTAACATTTTTTGAATGCAAGTGTACCATCCTGGGTCTGGATTATATCCCAATGTAACCTTTTCAAATGTCTTATCACTAGCTATAGTTTTTCTCTTTAATGCATCAAATACAGGCTCACATTCTAATGCAGTCCATTCAAATGTATTTCTTTTATTTTTAGCTAATGCTTGAATCTCTGCTATAGGTTTATTTAATTCACTTCTTGTAATAGGTATTTTCCATAGTCCAGATTTACTATTTCTAGTATTTACAATCCTGATTAATCGTGTTTTATCAGAAACAGATATATCAGCATATTCATAAATACCATGAGATTTCAATTCATCTTTAACTCTTAAATGCAAATCAGGAGCTGGCTTCCATCTAAATGCTTCTCCAGGAATTCCTACATGAAATCCTGTTCCAGAGAAGTATAATCTAAATGGAATTAACAAATCATCTAGCATTATAGTTAGACCTATTGTTTTATCTTTTGCTTTTTGAGAGTTTTCACCATCAACATCAAGAATGAATTCATCAGGCATATATAGCATACCATCATAACTAGATATACTTTCTTTTTTCTTTATATAATCAATTACATAATTATCATAATCCCATAAGGACATGAAAGTATCTTCAGCCATTCCAGCATATTTTTCTACATCTGAGGTATCACCTATATGATGTCTATTTGAAACTCCAAATGCATATTCTTTAAACATTTTTCAGCCTCCCTATTACAATCCAAGACTGTTCATTTCCTTTTCCTGGAACTTTTCTAACAAGATAATCACCATTTTCTTTTAGTGTTCTAAATTGTCTAGTATATGTTTCAGGGGATCCTAATCTTTTTCCAAATTTACTTAATCCTCGTTCTGATAAATTTTGTATTTCATGGGTTTTGAATATTCTCTTATTTGAATAATAATAATCTAAGAATCTCATTAAATGCTCTTTTACAGTTACTTTCATTTTACCTCCAATCTTTTTAGATATAAAAAAGGGAGCTTAAATACATAAACTCCCTTTCTATATAACTTATGTTAGCTACATTTAGAAACCAGCGGTCTCTGTTTTAGTAGTTTCAGTTTCTGGATTTGAGAAGAAATCGTCACCATCATCTTGAGGAGCATTACGCTTCTCGCAATTGGCAGCAACACTTTTCTTTATTGACTCTACAGCATCAGCTGAATAAGAAAGCTTTTCACCTTCTTGTTCAATTGGAGCTATAGAATCAAACACTCTAGAATATCCATTACCTGTTTTTGTTTCTTTATAGAAGAATACATTAACAGTTTTTCCAATCAAGCCATTAGCTTCATCGTCAAATTGGATTCTCTTCTTACCAGTTGAATCTTCAAGTACATCTATAATACCTGCATTAGCGTATTTAAAGATATTAGCAATTTTGAATTCTTCATCATTACTAAATGCTTCATATACTCTTAGATTCATATTATCTGGATAGTCTTTGAACCATATATCTAAGTACCTTTTATCACCTTTTGGACCCTTCCAGCTTCCGTATTCAGCTTTAGATATGATTAAAGTATGCCATCCAGCATTGTATTGTCCACCTCCACCTGAGGCGGATGTTGTTCTAATAGCCATTTATAATTGTCCTCCTAATTTAAACTGAGGTTTCTTGAGCAACTCCATTAGCGGCTACTTTAGGAGTTTCTACTTTTTTTTCAGGCTCTTCCTGAAAATTTGCTAGTGTTCTCAAAGAGTAAGTTTTACCTGTGCCAGGACTTCCAATAACTAATATCTTAGCACCATCGAATCCTTTCTTCTTTGCAACTTCTATTATACTTTGATAATTTTGTTCTATCTCAGGTTTTAATAACTGAGTCCTATCCTTAGCATGGTCATACATAGTAGTATGTGATGTTTGCCATACATATTTATTGGTCCCGTCTGGATAATTAACAGTCTTAGTATATAGAACAAAATCAAACCATTTAGATATATCTTCTTTAGTAGATCCATCTATATATGGTAATATTTTAGTACTACCATCATCCATAGTTTGAATCTTGCTATGACAATTACAAATTACTACTCCAGGGAGACTCGTTACATATTCTAGCATTTTATCTAGCTTATTTTTCAATTTTCCCCAAGATTGTAATTGCATAACACCACTCTTATCTACCAAACTTCTTTGATATTTCTTAGATAGTTCAGATACAGTATCTATTACAACTGCATCTACTTTAAGTTTTGGATCTTTAAGTTTTAATACTCGTTGTTCATCGCTAATTTCCAATCCTCCAATCTTCTCAACAACTTGAACTGTTTCTTGTTGATATAATTGACCTAATACTAATTGGAATTGATTGAATGTAGAAGGAGCTAAAACTGGTAAATTAAATCTATCTTTAATAAATTCTTTATTACCTAAAGTTTTACTTCCATTCTCTAAATCAAATAATAATACATTCATATATATCCTCTCTATTTTGAAGACAAAATATACTTCCATAATTGGACTAACCAAATATTATAGCATATTGTATCTAGATTAATTTACTACGTTGCTTCTTACGTTCGAGTAGTTCGACCATTCTTGAATGAATTCTATCAACTTCTTCATCAGGCTTATTTTCTTTAATAGCCGTTAGGTATAGTTCCATATAAGTTTTGATTACAGTCTCTTCAATGAGGGCTTCTTCTACCATCTATTCCTTTTGTGTATTGGAGTTTGACTCGTACCATAATTTAACTCTATATTGTGTTTTATGGCAACAAAAATTCACTGCTTGCTAGATATTTTTTCATCATAACTTTTCATATGATCATAAAACTCGTTGCTAAGATTGTTTTTGTTGATAAACTCTAGAGCTGAATTCATAATAATAGAAACTCTTTTAAGCTGTTCTTTTAGATCTTCAGTAGTTAGTTTATTAATATCATTCTTCATTAATCCTCCAATGATAATACTGGCAATATATCAGTTCTTCGGAATAATTGACCTGGAAAACTATCATTAGTTACAGTTTCATTGGGAGTTTCAATTAACAACACTCCTCCATCATTACCTTCATCATCCATTTGTGCTACTACTATTTTACCATCATCTAATGTAAATGTGATTGGTCTTTTGTACCATCCAAAATCTTCATCACATTCTTTTGAAGATAAGTATTCTACTTTAACTATTTTTCTACCTAACAATAGATCGCTAGCAACTTTAGTCCATTTTTTTGTATAATTAACTTTTTTTGACATGAGGTCTCCTTTTTCTTGGTCTTCCTACAGGATTCTTATCTAAGATATGTTTCCTCCAGGATCTTCTGATTTCCTTAAATATACCTTTACTTATTTGTATCATATCACCTCCAGTTTTATTTGAAATTATTGAGAATCTCAGCTCTACCTGTTTAGTGTAACATATTCCATTGCCTAATACGAGCAAGTGTAAACACTCTACTGTTGAATTACATAGGACTTACAGGACCAATTACTGATTCTCAAGTTATTAGATTAGCTTTTTTTTCGTTTAATAGTAGTGCTCTTAGCTAATCCTCCCATCTCCGTCAATGGCCGAGGGATTTTTAGTATAAAAGAGTATCGTAGTCCAGGCTTCAAATCCTATCACCGTACTCTAAGAGTTCCTGGAATAAACTTAGTGTAACTTCTCAGGACTGCTACTAAACTAGTTACATACTATTCTAAATTGATGCCTGTGCAATAATTAGTAGCTTAATTCTAACAATCTCTTTTATTTTTATTATTATGAGATTATACACAGGCAAATCAAGACTCAATCAATTTAACACCTTTTGGATTAAGTATTGCATTTAATCCTCGTGCTATTTCACTATTATTGTTCAAACCATATAGATAATCAATAGATTTAGTCTTTAAATCTTCTAATTCAGCTATACGCTTACCTTCTTTAGTTTTAGAAAATTGTTTATCTGCTATATTTCTAGCTTCTTTCATAAAGAATTGACGATAATCTTCATATTTGTAGAAGGTTTCATATTTTGATATTGTATGAGCTACATTTGATAATGTTTCTTGTAAATAATCTTTTCGTTCAGAAACTTTCTTTAATTCTGACAGCATTTTATCTACACCAAGCTCTTTTACATATCTTCCAAAGCCTTTTTCTGTTGCTTTAGCTATATTAACACTATTTTTCTGTCTGATAATGTTTATTTCTTCGCTTATAGAGTCTTTTACTCTATTAATAAAGTAATGTCTTTGAGTTTCACTTAATTTAGCCATATCTACCTCCTTTAAGGTTAGCCTACTTGAATTATTTTATCACAGGCATTACATGACCAATGATGCTTATCACATATACCTTGATTCCCATTTCTATCATAATATACTTTTTGATTCCCATCATCATGGAAATTAGCTTCATCTTCAGGATTGTCGCATTCACCATCACACCATATATCATTTTCTATAAATTCTACATCCATTTTTCATCTCCTTCTGTAATGATTGCTACATTTCCCCAGCTAGAATCCATATCATATCTTAAATGATTATCTTTTAGATCCCATCTTTCTAGATCCTTTAACTCAGTCTTATCAAAGCATTCTTTCCAAATTTCAACTCTTTGGTCAAATTCTTTTTTTGCTGACTTATAATTTCTATGCAAGGTAACCTTAGTGTCACCGCCTCTATCTTCGTCTAATACTGCATATATCGTACCAGTCATCTCTTTCCTCCTTCATAGATAAGTTCAATCTTATTTAATAACCAAGCTAAATATACTGGGTTTTCTATCTGTAACCTCTTGAGTTGTCTTCTACGACCTTTTTTATTGCTACATATTTTGCCCACGACTTCACTCCTTTACTGTTAATAATTTCTTCTATTTTTACAAGTACATTATGACAATATTGGTTATAATCATCTCCAATATATTTCTTTGCATGTTCTTGCATTACTGCATCTATTTCGCTAAAAGCTCCCATAAAACCTCCTAACCTTGTTTACTTAACATTTCAAATGGTATTGTAAAATGCCTAACATGACCATCTACATCAACCACCGCCTTACTTCTATTGATTTTCACAATAGTTCCTCTAAAGATACCTCTAGACTCGGCTCCAATTATTTTAACAGAACTTCCCACAATCAGATCATTTCGTATTTCAACAGCTTTAATTTTCTTACATTTAATAACCATTTCTTTTACAAAGTTTAGATCTTCTATTGTTTCTAGCTTATCAATCATCAATCTGATTTTATTTAGATATTTATTAGGTTCATTAGTGTAATTCACTTCAAATCCTCCATATATTTAGCATTCTTTTTATCTTTAATTTTCCAATAACGTTTTCGCATTAATCTCTCTATATAATTATCATCTTTGTCATATAGATTTAAAGTATAACGCTTAGGTTCTTTCCATATTCTTCTTTCAGCAACCTGAAAGTCATCAGCATACCATTGTCATACAAATCCTATATTCTCATGCTTACCATCATAATGTGGATTCAAACAATTAGCTGCTTCCATACTAAATGGTAACATGAATAGAAATACTTTAACTACTATTACGTCTAGTGTCATTATCTTCCTCCTTTATAATAGGTTGTATCATAGAATCTTGAAAATATCTTACAATTTCTATAGTTACTACATAATGTTGATCACATCTTAAACAAGTCCATACTTCCCATTCACAGCCATCACCTCCATCAACAAAATGAAGATTTTCTTTTGTACAACATTTATTTACCTTACCATAACCTTCTGTTTTTGGTATATAGGTCATAATAACCTCCTGTTTTATGAAATGATTAAGAGAGTGTCAACACAGGGCAGCTCGAAAAGGCAATATGAATAAAACCCAGGGTAGACCTCACGGTATCCACTCTCCACTCTCTTAAATAAATTAATAGCAGGTACTAGTGCAGTTTCTTGCTATACCATATAGGATTAGCATATGATATATTTAGGGAGATTCGCTAGAATCCAGAAATTTTACTAATACCTGCTATAGGAACACATGTTATATGTGAAATCTTTGGGACAAGCATCTGTTACTTCGAGGCCATTGCGTGGTCAGCATGTTGTCCCCATACATATACAGTAAAAGCAGCGTTACGTTCAGCCAGAGTGGTCGCAGGGTTTACTATGTATATCATCCGTACCATAAGACATCAATCTCCCATTACGGTAGAGAGCCTTACGTTGGACTAAGCTTAAAACTTCTTTTTGTAAACTATATCAGTAACACTATCTTTAGTCCAGCTCAATATATTCTGAGCAAGTTCAGGATTAGCTCTATCTGTTATAGTTAATTTTGATATTACTTCATGTAGTTTAGCACTACCATTACCAAATGCACTGTCTTTTAAATCTTTCATAGATTTTTACTCCTTTTGTGTTAAATATAGGGGCTTGACCCTCGTTAGTTATGGATATCATTTATTAAGCATTACCGCTCCATGCTCGCCTGTCAATATCCCCTATACATTATTATTTCTTTTTAATTCTTTCTAACCTTCTCACTAACTCACTAAATGCTATTCTAGTCAATGGGTTGTAAGGTCTTAATCCAGCAGGCTTTGATAGGTCTCCCTGTGATTTAAACCATACATCTGTCAGATCTTCTAGATTTAAGCATCTAGTCTTTACTTCCCAATATATCTTATGGAATACATTCATAATATTATTCTCCTAAGCTATTTAATGTCAATAAACTTTTGGGAGTAAGTTGGGTATTCTTACTCCCTGTATAAAACAACATGAGGATTCTGCTATCTAGTTCTTTCTCTAAAATTCCTATCTAAGAGATTGATAACAGAGTATAATTTTGGATCTTCCTGTTTGAGCTGTTTGTTTGCTACCTTTTCCGCTGCTTTATTCCAATCAATACCCATTAATATAATTGAACCTTTAAAGTTATTCATATTAATTCCTTTCGAGCTATTGCTCAGTTTATGTTAGTTAGTACTACATTTCAAGTGTTGTATATTCTACATCATCTGTCTTCAACTGTCGATCAAGCCAATCTCTAGCTTTATTATATCTACCCATACTAGTGAAGCCAAATGAATATAAATTGCGACTAGGGAATACATTACCAGACATATATATCTTTAAGAAATGCTTTTTTGTTGCAACATTATACTTATAGTCTAGAGATAGTATATGTGCAGTATTAATAGTGATTCCCATAAACTTTATGAATTTCGGCATACAATCCTCCTTTGTGCTTTAATTAAATACTGTTTAAACAAATCTTGTTGCGGAGGTAGGAATCGAACCTACTATCTCTTGGTTATGAGCCAAGCGACTTACCAATTGTCCTCTCCGCTATAAATCTTTTGAGTAGAACATTCTAGGAGGCTTTAACCAGCATTATGTCATCTAAGGTGACTCTATATCACGTTCTAGCTGACCCCTATCATAAACATACGAGATGTTAGCGACTCTACTCTAAGGTGCTCAAATTTTGGACTTAAGGAACATAAATGCTAGTCCGAGGTCTTACAAGCACAATCCTCACCCGTCTAACTTGGATTACTCTCAAGCAGCGCAAATCTTTGGCAATGATACTATAAATAGTAATAAACATTAGTACTAGGAACATTAAAAACTAGCACATTATATGTCTACACTTTATTAGTAACATGACTTGGAGAGTTAATGCTACTGGTTATTTATAATATCACTGCCTCTCAACAAACAAGGGAGTTTGTAGAATGAATCTTTGATTGCTATCTAATAATAAACTATTCATTGTTTACATAGCTAAAGGTTACACTAACAATAACCTATCTATTATACGCCCGATATAGGGTTACTTTTTCTTCTTGAACCATTACATGTTAATGATTGAAGAATGGATGAAGCATAACCATTGCTAAACTCCTTATACCTATTATTAGTTATCACAATAGGTTGTTATTAATATTACTGAATACTCTAAATCTTTTTACATTTTATCTAGACTATGTTAAGTATAAGTTGGTATATATATAAGATAAGTATTACTAGCTGTTTGGATTAAGAAGGTACAGCTAAACCTCCAGTTGTGGACACCACCCTTAGACATTAGTAAAGTTGTACTATTTCTTCAGACTGTTGCATTGCGGTCTTAGTACCGTCAAGCATAGCCTTTGAAGATTTGTACTTCTTTGCAACGTCAGCCCATTCCGTATGAAGCTGAGCAAGATTAGGATCATCCTTTAACTCTAAAGCAATATCATTAGCTAACAATATTACTTTATCGTAATAAGAATTAACCTTCTTACGCTTTTGAAACAAGTTCCTTCTTGAACTAGGCATTAATACTTCAACAGCATAAACCCTAAGTTCAGGCAACATGTTCAATGCTTCAGCAGGTGTAGTAGGCATACTAAATACAAATAAAGACATATATACTCCTTATAGTTATAATCTTTAAAAATTTAAAATAATATAAATCATAAATAACGTAATTTCGGAATCGAAAATACGCCCGTTAGGGGGGTACCCTATAAAAAACACTACATACCAAAATGCTACAATTTTTGAAACCTCCCCTTTAAAATGGTCTCTTTGCTCTTTCATATTTATAATTGGCTAAAATATATCTCTCCTCTAAAAACATGTTAATTTTCGGTCACTTTACTCTAGTTGGGTACCTTTATGTACCGAGTATTACATTAAAAAATAAATATCTTTCCATGAAACACTAACATTGATTATATTTGAAAAGCGATAGTTTAGAAAATAAGCTATCACCCAAATAGTACCCGTGAGAATCGTTCTGCTAGATGGGTCAGAAGTTGGGTTGGCAATCCAGGTCTGAAATAAAGACTGAATATAGGGTTAAGCGTTTCCCCAATAATCGCTAGAAACTGCTTTATTATAAGCTTGAGTATGGGAGAGAATGACTGGCTTAAGTGAAATTTAAAGTTAAAGTTAAAAAAAGCACTGCGAGTGTCAGGGGCTAACTACATTCAGCTGGAGGCAGTTATGAAGACATATGTTTTAAAGATAATATACAATCCTGATACAGAAGAAGTTGAAAGCATTTATGAATATCTCGAACAAGATGAAATGTCATTTGAAATTGGAGATGAGACTATTGAAGTTTCTGAAGAAATGGCTAAATACATAGATGGATCAGTATTAGGGCTTGCTTAGGAAATCAAACCCTTGGCAGGGTTTGAAGCCAAAATATGAGACACTACAAAGTAAATAAGATTAATCACACTGTATTCGATAGTTCTGAGGAAGTACCTGAGAGGATTACATATCTCAGGGAATGGAGGGATGGTCGCATTGGTGATTGGGTATTAACTGACGATGGATGTGTGATTCAAATACTAAGAGAGGGTACTATGATGAAGCCTAAAGGTAAGGTGCGTCAAGTACGATATCTTGGTACATGCACTGGAACATTCATAGTATCTGAGAAGACAAAGATGGATGCTTCTAGGCGTATTAATATTTATAGTTTAGGTGGAGATGTAGAACGTAACGATCGCTTGGAGACTAGGGAAAACCTATCTTCACGTGAGCATACATTTGTCCAATTCCTTGCTTCGGGCATGGATGCACGGACAGCGTATCTAAAGGCATTCCCTACGAATGACCCGCACTATGCAGGAGTCCGTGCTGGACAATTAGTTAAAACAACAAGGATAAAAACAGCTATGAAGGAAGAGTTAAAACCAATTTTAGAGCAATTAGGTATAGATGAAGAGAGTATACTTAGGAATATATTTATAATAGCTCAAAGCAGTCAGAAAGATGATACTAAATTGAAAGCATTGTTTAAGTTGGCTGATATAATGGATATGGAAGATAAGAACAAGACTCAAGTAACACAACTGACTGGTGCTGTATTTCAAGGATTTAAAGATAACGAGATAAAAGAGGCTGAAAGGCCAAAGGAAATAAAAGGATAATTATGCCAGGATATAAAAAAGCTAAAAAGGTAACTCCAAAAAAAAGAAAGAAAGCTACGACAAGAAAAAACACATATAAGCGTGGCTATTAAGAGTGGAGAGAAGCAAAAAGCTTCTATCTGCTGAAGAAAGAATAAAGAGATACTTTAAGAGTAGTAGATGGAAAAAGAAAAGCGATCTTAAAAAAACTAATCGTATCTCAAAATAGAATATAAACTTCATTTTTTTACAGTTAAATACTAATAATTTGTGATTAAGATTACAAAAGTATTAACCTATGCTATAGGAATGAGGCAAAATTGGCTAATATAAACACCCAAAATGTATCTAAAGCAGAAGATGAGTTAAGATTAGCTCATAAAGATTTAATTGCTTTTGGTAAATTATTTTTACAAGATGATTTCAAACGATCTGAAACTCCATTTTTTCATTATGAAGTAGCAGATGCTTTATCAGATTTAAGCATTAGACAGCTTGCAGTGATTCTTCCTCGTGGCCATGGCAAAACTGTATTGACAAAGTGCAATATCCTACACGACTTCGTATTCACACAAGAACCTCTCTTTTATGGCTGGGTCGCTGCAAGCTCTAAAATTAGTGTACCGAATCTAGATTATATAAAATATCATATAGAATATAATGAGAAGATAAAATATTACTTTGGTGATTTAAAAGGAAGGAAGTGGACAGAAGATGATATTGAACTCAAGAATGGGACTAAACTTATTTCTAAGTCTAATCTTTCTGGTATTCGTGGTGGTGCCAAGTTGCATAAGCGGTATGATCTTATTGTTCTTGATGATTTTGAAGATGAGAATAATACGATTACGCCAGAGAGTCGTTCTAAAATCTCCAACCTTGTTACTGCTGTTGTCTTCCCTGCACTCGAACCAAAGACAGGAAGGCTAAGAATTAATGGTACGCCTGTACATTTTGACGCATTCATACAAAAGATTTTAACGGGATATGAGCAATCAAAGAAAGAAAAGCAAAAATTTTCTTGGGATGTAATAACATATAAGGCTTTATTAGATGATGGAACTCCATTATGGCCAGATTGGTTTGGTAAAAAGGAAATGGAGCGTAAGAAAAAGTTCTACCAAGACAATGGAACACCTCAGAAGTTTTATCAAGAATATATGATGGAGGTTCAAAGTGAAGAAGATTCTATATTTAATAGGGATCATATCAATTATTGGGATGGACAGTTTGTTAAGGATCAAGAAAGTTCAGTATCATATATTGTCCCAGATGGAGAAGATCCGCAGCCGTGCAATATATTTATCGGTGTTGATCCTGCTACTGATTCTGCTCGTAGGAATAGTGACTTTAGCGTCATACTTGTTGTTGCGGTCACTCCAAATAATAATATCTATGTTTTAGATTATATCAGAAATAGAACTCTTCCTGTATTAGGAATACCTGGGGTAGATAAAAAAGGAATTGTTGATCATTTGTTTGACTATGCTAAATTTTATAATCCTACATTATTTACAATAGAAGATACCTCTATGTCAAAACCAATCTTCCAAGCTATTAGAGCAGAGATGAGACGTAGGAATGAATTTATAATACCTTTCAAAGAAGAGAAGCCTGGAAACAGAATGAGCAAGAGGGATAGAATACAGGAAATATTAGCACAAAGATTTGCAGTAGGTCAAGTTCATATAAAGAAAACTCAATACGATCTACATAGAGAGATAATGACTTTTGGCCCTCGTATGGCACATGATGATACTATAGATGCATTAGCATACGCCTGTAAATATGCACATCCACCTCAAGGATTAAGTGATTCTAAAGATGGTTGGTATAAAAAGAAGCGTAAGGCAAAGAGTTGGATAACAGCATGAATGGTAAAGGTGATACATATAGAGTGAAATGGTCTAAGGATTATGCTCAAAAATTTGATAAAATATTTAAATTTAAAAAACAGGAGAAGAGATGCCAAGATTTGGAAAGACAAGTAAAAAAAGACTAGCAACATGTGATGAAAGAATACAGAAAGTATTTAATGAGGTTATTAAATATGTAGACTGCTCTGTATTAGAAGGACACAGAAGTGAAGAAAGGCAAAACAAACTATTTGAAGAAGGAAAGACAAAAGTCAAGTTCCCTAATGGTAGGCATAATAGTAAGCCTAGCCGTGCTGTTGATGTTACACCTTACCCCGTTAACTGGGATGACCGTGAAAGACAAACTCTTTTTGCTGGGTTCGTGCTTGGGTTGGCTCGTGGGATGGGTATTAATCTTCGGTGGGGCGGAGACTGGGACCAAGACTTCGAAGTGATGGACAATCGCTTTGATGACTTTCCGCATTTTGAGGTAAGAGATTAAAGAAATATGGCTGATAATAATTTTATTTATAATAGGCTCGTATAATGAAAGACACACTCCTCAATTATTTAAGGCAGTTACAAACTGTGCAGGGATCGATACGATCTTTACTGCAAAGAGCTTATCCTATTATTGCCCTAAATATTGTGAAGTTGAGCATTTTCATATTACGCATTCTATTAATATCAATTGCAGTGATAGTATGTATTGCAATCATTACACGTTTCATAATAAATTAGAAAGGATTAAATCGAGGAAATTATGGCTAAACAAAAGAAAGCAGATCAAGTAAGGCAACTATATCATCTAGCAAATAGCTGGACACGAAAGCAGTGGCAAAAGGTAAATCAAAAAGGATATGAATTTGCTCATGATGAACAGCTTACTGAGGTAGAAAAAACAAATCTTGAAGACCAAGGAATGCCTACCTTTACTATAAATAGAATCCTTCCTGTTGTTGAAATGCTAAATTTCTATGCTACTGATAACGATCCAAGATGGCAAGCGGTAGGTGTAGAAGGTTCTGACACAGATGTTGCTGCAGTATTTTCTGATTTAGCTGATTATGTTTGGAATAATTCAAATGGTTCTTCTCTATATACTAATGCTATTAATGATGCAGTAACAAAAAGTATCGGATACATGTTAATATCTGTTGATAAAGATGCAGACAATGGAATGGGTGAAGTGATAGTTCAACAACCTGAGCCTTTTGATGTATATGTTGATCCTAAATCCAGAGATATGTTATTTAGTGATGCTGCTTTTATTATGATACGAAAAGTTTTACCAAAAGGTCACTTAGCTAAAATATTCCCAAAGTTTAAAAGAAAAATTTCCCAAGCATCTAGTGATGAACAATTTCAAACTACTTATACAACTAGACCTTTAGGTCAAGATGATCATAAACTCTTTGCTTTTAATGATGATGTTGATACTGTAAAAGGTGTATTAGCTTCTGGTGAAAATGATGAGTTGATTGAATTTTTTGAAATATATGAAAAAATTAAAATATCTTATGTAAATGTTTTCTATAGAGTTCCTCCTGATGAAGCTCGATTAAAAGAATTAAAAGAACAATGTGATATAATGGTAAAAGAGCAAGAGCAGGAAATGCAAGTTAATTTGCTAGAACAGCAACAGCAAATGCAACAAGCAGTTCAGTCAGGTGAAATGTTACCTGAAAGATTTGAGCTTGAAATGAAAAAAGCTCAAGAAATGATGGCCAATCAATTACAATCTTTCGCTCAAGAATGTATGAGCAAGCTACAAGCTGAAGCCTCTATAATAGAGAATCAAGTAGTAACCGAAAAAGAATTTAAACTGTTAATGAAAGATCCAATGGTCTCTAAGAATATAGTAGATCAGGTTCAATTTTTTAACAATAGAATAAAGCAGTGTTGTGTTGCAGGAGATAAACTTCTTTATGAACAAATTCTTCCTGATACAGTAACTGAGTATCCTATTATCCCCTTCCATTTTAAATGGACAGGGACTCCATATTCTATGAGTGCTGTAGCTCCATTGATTGGAAAGCAACAGGAGATAAATAAATCTCATCAGATTATGGTTCACAATGCGTCATTAGGTAGTAGTTTAAGATGGATGTATGAAGAAGGTAGTATTGATACAGAGACTTGGGAAAAATATGCGTCATCTCCAGGTGCCTTATTATCAGTAAGACCAGGAATTACTCCTCCTACTCCTGTTCAACCAGCTCCACTATCAAATGCTTTTTATACTATAGTTCAAGAAAGTAAAACTGATATGGAGTATTTAGCAGGAATATATTCTTCTATGATGGGAGATTCTGGTGGAGCATCTGAAACATATAGAGGTATGTTGGCGTTAGATGAATATGGAACACGAAGAATTAAGCAGTGGATGAGCACTTGTATAGAACCTTCTTTAAAGCAATTAGGAAAAGTAATGTTGCAATTCTGCCAGTCTACATACACTGCAAATAAAAGATTTAGAATTATACAGCCAAGTGCATTGCAAGAAGCTTCTGAAAAAGAAATTAATATTCCAATCTATAATGATATGGGTCAGGCTATTGGAAAGTCAATGGATATATCTAGTTTGAAATTTGATATACGAGTTGTAAAAGGATCTACACTTCCAGTAAATAGATGGGCATATTTAGAGGAATTGAAACAATTAATGCAACTTGGAGTAGTAGATGATATTGCTGTATTAGCAGAAACTGATATTAAAAATAAAGATAATATTGCACAAAGAAAATCTTTATATGCTCAGTTGCAAGGTCAAGTACAGCAATTATCAGAAGCTATGAAAGATAAAGACGGTACTATTGAAACATTGCAAAGACAGTTAGTTCAAGCTGGAATTAAAGGCAAAGTAATGCAAGCTGCAGTTGAGATAAATAAAAAGAAAGAAGAGGTTAAGTCTGGATTGAAAGATGAGCTGAATCAGACATCTGGAAAGCAAGAAGTATTGCGTAATATGATGGCAAATAATGTACAATCTCAAAACCAGCAAGCAGGCAATATGTTACAGTCAATTAAAAATAATTTGGAAAATAAAGATAACCAATAATAAACTACGATAGTTGACAACCCTAAAAAAGGAGATAAAATGAATGATTCTTCAAGTCAAGGCAACCCTAACATTGGTATGGAGGCTGATTCCTTAGAAGCAGCTGAACAATTACAAGATACTAGTGTAGGCTCCGAAGACTTTTTCAATGAATTAGAAAATCAGGTCAACGGTGGTATTCAAGATAACACTGAGGCAACCCAAAGTCAAGATAGTGGCTCCGAACAGGTAACCCACGCACAAGAAGACGTTGGCTCCAACAATGTGGCGGAACCCTCTAAAGAGGAAATGGTTTCATTGAAACGCTACAAAGATAGCAGTCGTGAAGCCGTACGGTGGAGAGACAAGTATAAACAAGTTGAACAGTTTGTACCTGTACTCGAAGCAATGAAAAATGATAGCGGATTGG